TACATACACAGCAGTATTGAAGAGAATCAACAACTGCTATTCGAAGAGTTCGGCGGTGAAGATAATTTCAAAGAACTATGGGCACGTTTTAAGGCGTCCCGTGTAGAATTTACTAACTGTAATTTATTTGAAATTGATCAGATAAAATCACTGTTGCATCGTGCAGATCGCGATGAAGTATTCTTTTATTATAGTAATATTTTTGCAACCGATGTAACTACTACTCTGTATAATTTAGATACAGTTAATACAAAATATCAAGAATTTATAGCATTGATATACAAGTATTTTCCCGAAGCTAAAACGTTCGGTACTGATCCAATGGGCGACTGGCAACTTAAAGAGACTTCGCAAGCTAGTAATGATAACTTAACATTTGTTAATTCTAACTTGGATTTTTCATACATGAGTGTGGAAACTGCGCATTCACTGGGGCATAATCGCTGGAAAGGTTGGCACTGTAGTGCTGGAATACGATCGTTATATGTAGACTTTGATGGCAATGTATTCCGAGGTACTTGTCAAGAAGGTGGATGGATAGGTAACGTTAACGTTGTTACAGGTCTACAAGCATCTAAACTTGATTTGCAAAACAATAAATGGGTAGTCTGCGGTAAGGAAGTGTGTGCCTGCGGTTCAGATATGACTGCTCCTAAAGTCAAACACGAAGAACATATTATAAAATACTTCCCGTCTCTGGTGGGAAAGAAACACATTAAACTCAACGAAGAAATTAAATTAAAAGATAATGTTTCTGAAATAGTCTATGCAAAAGATTACTATGCCGTAAAGTTAATCATATGGGATTTGGGTAGAAGATGTAACTTCGATTGTTGGTATTGCAGTCCAAACAGTCATAATAACTTTGAACCACAAAAGAATCTTGAACAACTTACAACAGCATACAATGTGTTAAAGGAAGATTGGATTAAGGGCGAGTCTGTTAAATTTAGTTTCACAGGCGGCGAGCCTACTATATACAAAGACTATTTGCCATTTGTTAAGATGATTAGTTTAGAAGGTAATTTTATAACTACTACTACTAACGGCAGCTTAACTTACGATTATTATGCAGAATTAGTCAAGTACAGCAGTATAACATTTAGTATACATTTAGAATATGTAAAGAAATTTGGATTGGATAAATTTATCAATGCTGTGAAAGGAGCAGTCGATGCTGTTGACTACGCAAGGAAAACTGAAACCGCTGGACAACACAGCTGGATCGGTGTACGTATCATGTTTGATCCAGGTAACCAAGTTATTGCAGATGAAACTTATACCGCATTTAAAACAGCGTTTCCAAAAATTTCAATTAGTGTCCAAGGTGTGCATATTACAGAAGATAAAACAAACATGTATAAGTATGAGCCTAGCGAAATTACCTGGCTTGCAAATCTAAAATGATTAATAAATCGATATGTATTCATCCATGGAACTCCATGGCAGTTCGCCCATATGGAGTTTCTGTACCCTGTTGCAAGTTTCGGGCTGAAGACGACTTTGCTAATCAAAGTAAAATAACTTCAGATCCACGCAATCACGAATCTTGGATTAAGATTAGACAAGATATGCTGGACGGAATTCCTATTAAATCGTGTGCGGCCTGCTATCAGGAAGAAGCTAGTGGCGGCGACAGCATGCGATCCATTAGTGTTAAATCTATTGACCGCCCATTACCTAGTTCAACTGACTGCGACAAGCTCAACTCATTAGAAATTGCATTCAGTAACTTATGCAATTTGGCATGTGTAAGCTGTAGTAGGTGGTTATCATCAACATGGGCTTCGGAAGATTACAAACATAAAAGGATCGACAACAAGCTACATGGAAAGATAGTTGACTATCGGGCATTAGTAAGCCATGGCTCCGATATAGATCAGTTGGATCTAAGTCACTTGCGCAAATTAAAAATCATAGGCGGTGAACCGTTTATGGATCAAGAAAAATTTATCAATCTAATGGAAAGATTAGATTTATCTCAAATAACATTGAGAGTATCTACTAACGGAACAGTATTACCCAATGCACGATTAAAATCTTTAATAGATCAATGCGAGCGAGTAGTTATAGAAGTTAGCATAGACGGAATCGATTCGGTAGGAGAATGGTATCGTTGGCCCACACAGTTCGAAGAAGTTAAAAAAGTCATGAATCAATTTCAAGATTGGTGGGGCAATGACAGCCGATTCGAATTTGGAACACACACTGTCATCAATGTATTCAACATTTGGAATTTGGATTCTATAATTCATTTTATGAATAACAACTATCCAGCATGGGAGTTGTATTTTGACTGGATGTATAATCCTGCTTGGCAAGCAATATGCATCATTCCAGAAGAATTCAAAATAACACTTAAAGAACAACTATTAGATTGGAATAATACAGTTTCTGGCAATTGGGGAGCACATACAGCTAGCCCATTTTTGGCAACTATTGACAGACTGTATGACAAACCTAACAGCGAGTGGGCAAACTTTAAAGAACGAACATTCAATTTGGCTGCTGAAAGAAAATTGGACGTACTCAAAATGGTTCCAGAGCTAGCCAAAGTCTTAAAAGACGCTTGACATTACAGTCAAATGGTGCTATAATATATGTATTGTTAAACAAACAGGAGCAGAAATGGCTACAGTAGCAGGTATTAAAATTAAACCCAAAGCAAAAAAAGAATCTAAGCGCATCACTAGCGTGAGTATTCGACAAAATGCTAAAAAGGACCATAGCCCTGTTTGGACTGACACCGAGACAATGAGCGCAGAGCGATTTATGCGCCACTGGCACATTGCAATGGAATACTACCGCATGGAATTTAGCGGTAAGGATCTGAAGCCTGCGGTAATCAAATGGATGATTGGTGCAGGATGCTCCAAGGAAGACATTGCCGCGTTTAAGAAAACCAAAGACTCTCGTTGTAATATTACAATGGGTTCTATTGCATCTTGTCTGTTGCGTGGAATGCCTGCTGTTCGAGCAGACTTTAATGACGGCAGAGACTCTGCACTATGGTTGACTAAGGCTATCTCGCAAGTTATTGGCGAAGGCAGTCAAGATATCGATGATGAAGCAGTTGCTGAAGTTAAATCTACAGTTCCAACAGTTTCTATTCAAGACCGAGTACGTGATGCCGCGTATGCAATGACTGAAGAAATCGAAGATGCTATCGAAAGCTTCCAAGCCGACCCTGAAAACTTCGATCCAAAAGCATTTAAGATGCTTAACTTGCTAAAAGGTAAAGAAGTTAAGGCAGCACACGCACGTATTATTAAAGCATTCTATGCACCGCAACTTGCAGAGTTGGAAGAGCTTGCTAGCGGCAAGGGTGATGAACAGTTGAAAGAAGGTTACAGCCATCGTTCTAAGAAACAAATTAAGAACTTGATTGCTTTCTATCAAGAAATTGCCAGTGCATGCGATATGCTTGCACAAGAAGCTAAAGTTAACCGTGCTCCTCGCAAGACTAAAGCAGTTAGCAAGGACAAACTTGTTGCTAAACTCAAGTTCATGAAGACTAACGAGCCGTTAAAACTTGTGTCCGTCAACCCTGTTGATATCATCGGTGCTAGCGAATTGTGGATTTTCAATACTAAAACCCGTAAGTTGGGCCGGTATGTTGCTAGCGAGTTCAATACTTTGAATGTTAAAGGTACTACAATTACCAATTTTGACGAGTTTAAGAGTATTCAAAAGACTATTCGTAAGCCTGAAGAAAAGCTCAAGGAATTCAAAGCGGCTGGCAAGATTGCACTACGCAAGTTCTTGGACGATATCAACGCTACAGACACTAAAATGAATGGTCGTATTAACGAAGAAACTATACTTCTTCGAGTAGCCTAAGTTACTGTGGCTCCTTCCAGTAAGATAAATACTGGAAGAGAGACCACAAATGAGCCAACCTTTTAATATTCAAAACGACACAGTCGTTATTACTAAACTTAATGTTAGTGAAATCACCGAACCAGTAACAGTTAGCGGCGATTTAACCGCGGGTGTTATTACTGTAGAAACATTAAATGTTAAAAATTTAATACGAAACGGTAACAATTCAGCAGAAATTGGAGCATGGGCTTCGAATACCGAAGAGCAATTAAACGGAAAAGGGTTTAGTTGGGCATGGGGCAACGGTGGCACCAACTTGCAATATCGCAATGGCGGAAACTTATGGACCAATGGCAACTTTGATTTGGATCCAGACAAGGGTTTTAAAATTGGCGGTACTACAGTTTTATCAAAAAACGAACTAGGATCGCAAGTTACAAAGAGTCGTTTGAGAGAAGTCGGCGTATTGCGCAGTTTAGAAGTAACAGGCGAAGTTAGCCTAGGCGATTTTGTTCATTTTAAAAGTAATTTCCAGCGTGTTGGTATTAATACAGATACTCCTAATGGTGCATTAAGTGTTGTAGCTAACGATATTGAAATTGTAGTGGGTAGTCAGCAAATAGGTAAGGCCTATGTTGGCACGTATACCAATCATGATTTAGTATTGGGTGCGGATAATACTGCAAGAATTACTGTAAAAAGCAATGGCGAAGTTATATTCGGCGACGAGCAGGCTAAAAGTAGTGTAGTAAAGATCTACGGTGAATTGATTGTTGAAAAGTTAACAACCGACACTCGTACTGATACAATTAGTCCTGTACATTTTAATTCAACCCGTAGTACTCCAATATACGGTTTAGGTTTGGTGTGGACAGGTAACGGTGTTGACCGTAAACTTGTTATGCAAGATGGTCCGGACAGACTGTGTACCACTGAATCTTTCGACTTAGGTGAAGATAAAGCATACTACATCAACGGTACTGCTGTACTATCAGCGGCGGGATTAGGCGCTGGAGTAGTTAATTCAAATCTAAATAAAGTTGGAACACTACAAGACTTAACAGTATCAGGTAAGACAACATTATTAGGTGATGTTGAAGCAATCACTGGACGAGTATCAGCTAAACTGCTATCGTTTAATGATGGATCTCAACAATTGTCATTAGACAGCTACAGACTTAATACTAGTAATCAATTTAGTATTAGCGTTCGTAATCAAGAAGCATTTTATGCAGATTCCAGTGAGATTGCATTGGGCAATAGTAGCAGCCCACGAAGACTTGTAAAGGTATTTGGAACATTAAGTGTTGGTGCTAACAATCCTGATCCAAGAGTAAGCCTTGCTGTAAACGGTAATGCCAGCTTTGCAGGAAGAATGTTCAGTTCTGGTACGGGTGCGCCTATCAATGGCATTTCTAATAAAGGCGACATTGTATGGAACGATAATCCACAGCCAGACAACTACGTTGGTTGGGTGTGTACTGTTGCCGGAGAGCCTGGTACATGGATGCCATTTGGTGCAATTGCTAGCCGATAACATTGACTTTACCTAATAATCGTGTATAATTAATACATGCGGCCTAGGCGTCATCCCGCAATATAAACTCTGCCGCCATTGTTAACAAAGGAAAACAACAATGGCAACATTACAACCCGTCGCTTACAAATACACAAGCACAAAAGAATATCACGACGCATTCCCATGCGCTTATCGTCAATGGCGTAGCGATAGTCACTGTAATCTAATTCACGGCTATTCATTTAGCATGAAATTTTACTTTGGTACTAACGACTTAGACGTTCGCAATTGGGCGGCAGACTACGGTGGTTTGAAAGAACTTAAAAAGATACTAGAAGATCAATTCGATCATACTCTAATCGTTGCACAAGACGATCCGGAACTTGATACATTTAAAATGTTACAAGAAAAGAACATGGCTAAAATCGTAGTCTTACCAAAATTAGGATGCGAAGGTCTTAGCGACATGCTGTACAAGTATGTCAATGGTGTTTATATTCCAGAAATGTGGGGCGAAGGAGAAGCCAAACGTCTATGGTGTTACAAGGTTGAAGTGCGTGAAACTCAAAGTAATATGGCTTTCCGCGAAGGACATCGTGAATGGAATGAGGACTTATTTGCGTAAACTTTGGCGTATTTGGGCCAAAGCATTAGGTGAAAAAGCAGGCAAAACGGACGAGGAATCGGACCGTATTGCTTGCATTCGTACCTTAATTGTGTTATCATACATACTTACAAACATTTTTATAATCGCAGGCGTCATAAGGCATTGGTAATGGGTAAAATAGGCTTCGCATGTAAATGGATTGATACTCCAGATCAAGTTAATGGTATTCACAAAGATGATGATGCCAAACAATACAACACTGGTACAACTACCATAAGTTGGTTAAATAGACAGAGCAAGGATGTAGCAGAACAAAAACTCTGGGACTTGATGGTGCAAAATCTTGCGGCAACGCAAAAACTTGTAGACCGAGTAGGCAAACTTGATGCAAATCGCAGAATGGTTCGAATCAGCAGTGATATCCTTCCTGCGTACACTGAACCCACTTGGAGTTATTTTTGGCAGCGTTCCGACGTTATCAGCTATCTCGAAAAGAATTTTATTGCCATTGGCAATAGTGCGCGAGCAAGCGGTACCCGTCTTAGTATGCATCCTGGTCAATTCGTTGTACTTGCTAGCATCAATGAAGGCATTGTTGGAAGAAGTATAGAGGAGTTTGAATATCATGCGGATATGGCACGTTACATGGGCTACGGTAAATCCTTTCAGGATTTTAAAATCAACGTCCACATCTCGGGTAAACAAGGTCCAGCCGGTATCCGAAGTGCGTACAAACGACTATCGCCAGAAGCAAGAAATTGTATTACTATCGAAAACGAAGAAAACTCGTGGGGACTAGATGACTGCTTGGATTTGGGTAATATCTTACCTATTGTTTTGGACGTACATCATCACTGGATTCGAGAAGGGGAATACCTTACCCCCGAGGACCCGCGTGTACTACGTGTTATTGAGTCTTGGCGTGGTGTTCGTCCCACTATGCATTATTCAGTTAGTCGCGAAGATTATCTAACAAATCATTGTGTAAACTCTTTGCCGAACCATGCGTCATTGTTAGGAGGTGGATATAAAAAGCAAAAACTGCGGGCGCACAGTGATTTTTATTGGAATAATGAAACAAATAAATGGGCAACAACTTTTCTAAACCAGTTCGACATAATGTGCGAAAGCAAGGGCAAAAACCTCGCCAGCATGGAACTGTACAATCAAGCCAAAAGCTATCTCGAGAACAACTAATACATCGTATAGAAACGTTGCGGGAGGAGCTAGAAATGCTTCCCGCAACAGAATCTTCAGAAAAGCAAAAGGAAAAAATACTGCTTAGTATTAAGCAGTATCTTGAACAATTAAATCGTTACGATTAATTACTTCGGTGCTTTTGGTGCCCGAGGCTTCTTAACAGCTGGTACTTTGATAGCAGCGGGTTTAGCAGCTTTTACCTTTTTAACAGCAGGTGCCTTTTTAGCAACTGTCTTCTTAACAGCTGGAACAACAGCAGCCGGAACAACTGCTTCCGGAACAACTACCACTGCCTCAACAGTACTAGCACTTTCTACTGCGGCAACTGCTACCGCTTCCACTTTATACGGAACTTCCGTAACTACTTCTGCAGGCTTCCCTGTGAAGAACTCTTTAATAGCTTTAAACATAGTGTTTATCTCCTTATGGTTTATTTATACTGATGCTAAAGCTGGCCTAGTGTTTTAAGACTACTTACTGGCATATCCCAAATATGCTTACTTTCTGTGCCTTTAGTCTGTGCAAATTTCTTTGCATTGCAATTATTGCATACATGGTACACATTATTGTTTACTCTCTTAGGATCCATTGATCCTTTATCTCTAGTAAATTCCATACGACAACTGTCACACCGAAACAATAGTATAGTCTTCTTACGGCTATACGTGTGAAGCTGACCGTTTTTACTTGTCCTGGTATGTTCAGTAATTATTTGAGATTGTGTTAAAAACATATTGTATTTACATTAAGGTTATAAAATTATTCGATAAATATTCGATAAGAAGGATAAAACGTGATTACAGTATCAGAAAGTGCGGCTGCTAAAATTCAAGACATATTAGCAGAAGAAAACAACCCTAAATTAAAACTTAGAATGTTTGTCCAAGGTGGCGGTTGTGCAGGTTTTAGTTACGGTTTTACCCTGGATGAAGAACAGAATGACGACGACTGGAGTATCGAAGAACACGGAGTCCACGTGTTAGTCGACTCTATGAGCGCACAATACATCCAAGATGCTACAATAGATTATAAAGAAGATCTAATGGGTAGTCAATTTTCAATAAGCAATCCTACCGCAACTACAACGTGCGGCTGCGGTTCAAGCTTCGGAGTTTAAAATGGCAAAACAAGATATAGACATTGGTATACAAGGCAATGACGGTACTGGAGACAGTATTCGCGAATCGTTCCGCAAAGTAAATGAAAACTTTAACGAACTATATGCAGTATTTGGCGCAGGTGGTACGATACCATTTACCAAACTAGGAGATGCTCCTAGTAGTTATAGCACTAACCAAGTTATTATGGCTAGTGCAGATGGTACGCGATTAACTGCTAGAAATCTTGTAGGGGTTGGCATTGCGTTCAATGCTACAGATGACTCCGAGTTGCAAATTATTAGCCAAGCTGGACAATTAAAAGACGAGTCTGAGCCAAGACTTAACCACCCATTAAACATCAACTTACAGCCAATTGGTCCAATTCCTGATCCAAGTGATGAACTAGTTACCCAATGGAATAATACCTTTGATCCGTTTGAAATTACCATCGGTGACTTGCCTATTAGCAAAGGATATGCAGATACTCACTATGTACGTGCTAGCGAAACTGGCGAATTAGTAGATGCATTCCGCGTTCGTCCAAACCCAACAGTTGCGCAAGTTAACGATCCAGATTATGACGCAACATTAACTGGCAATTACGTATCCACAGAAGCAATACAGCGCAAAGATGCTGTGTTCCGCGGTGGAGATACAATGTCAGGTGCGTTAACTTTAAGTGACCATCCTACTCCAATGGCCGGATCTGGCACTCCTAATAGCGGTGATGACTTACAAGCTGCTACTAAATTCTATGTAGATAATAGTACATTTTCAAGTAACATTAATTTGTATGTATCGACAAGTGGCGACGACTTACAAGCAAAGACTCCTCCAGGTAAAGAAGGCCGTTATTGGAATTATGCTTATAAAACTCTGGGTGCAGCAGCGTTACAAGCAGACACATTAGTTTCATTGTCTACTACAGAGCCTGGACCGTATCGTCAACGTATTAGTTATACCATTGGGCCAGACCAATTCTTCAGTACTATCCAAACTCCAGCGGGCGGTGGGTATTCTATAAATGGAGCAACACTAACAGGCGGTAATTCCGAAGTTGTCGGTTATACTGATGCATTTGAAGTTCTGCAGGCTAACAAAGCATTCATCCAAGCAGAAACAATTTCGTATATCAATAACAAGTATGTCAATGCATTTAGCTACGACAAGGCAAAATGTGAGCGCGATGTAAAGTTAATACTAGAAGCTGTTGGAAACGACTTAGTTTTTGGATCTGATTTTAATTCTACAAGAGCTGCTACATTATACTTTTTAGCAAATTCAGCCGCAGTTATTTCTGGACAGCTTTTACAAACAATCGAAGGCATTAAATTTGCCAGAGATCAATTGTTAAACTACAGTTACGATACTACTGATCTTACCACATATGTAAACAGTGTTGTCTATGCACTATGTTACGATCTAGTATTCCAATCAAACTATCAAAGTTTCCAAGTTGGATTAGCATTTAAAGATGCAGGCACAGACTTATCGAATGAAGAAATTGTTGGTGTTCTAGCAGCCATTGAAACATTTATTCTAGGAATACCTGAGATTAGTTCTGTTACCAATGCTGTTGACTCAATAACATCTAACATCAATAATATTGAGGCTGCGATACTTTCTGGATATATTCCAACATTAAGTATTCCAAACTTAGCTAGCACGACTAACGGTCAGAAATCTGCAAAAGAATTACTATTGAATAACGTTGCCTTCATGCAGGCAGAAGTTGTAGCATTCTTAACAGCAGAATATCCAACTGTAGCTTATAGTAGAGCAACTTGCAAGCGAGATGTTAAATTTATTACTTGGAGTTTAGTATACGATTTAATGTATGGTGGTAACAGCCAAAGCGTTTATTCCGGTTTAAGATACTGGTTAGGTACACAGCAGACTATTGCGTCTACTGAAGTAACTGCAACTATTGCCGCAGTAAACTACATTAACACATTAGCTCAAATTGTTATCGATAACGGTAATCAATCAATATTATATCAGACTAGTGTAAAACAATATCGCAATGAAACATTACAAGGCGGCTTGGCAGCAGCTGGTGCTTCTATTAGTGCTAACATTGCAACCATTGCAGATATCATTGACGATTACAACAATGCTCCAGCGCCAACCGCGCCAACTGTAACTAACGGTTCTACTGTGCTACAAGATTGTAGACTAACAGTGTTGTCTAATCTAAGTGAAATTAATACAATTGCATCTGATTATGTAACTACTAACTACCCAGTTGTTAATAATAGTGTTATCCTTTCAGAAATTACTTCATTGTTCCAAATAATGATTGATTTACTAAGCGACGGAATTGCTACAAGAACATTGCCTTCGTATTCAGATCCTGTTGGAATAGATCTAGGTGTAGTTCATGCAAGGTATCTGATAGAAGCAAACTATGAGTTTATTAAGGACCAATGTGTTGGATGGCTAGCTAGTAACTATTCAGGATTAATTTACGATTCTGCTATTTTCAAACGAGACTTACAATATATTTTAGAAGCAGTATGTTACGATATTACATACGGCGGCAATAGTGCTGGTGTATTTGCTGGATATCAAAATAGCCAAATTGCTCCAAGTCAAGTAACTGCTATATTAGACGCATTTGAATTTGCACAAACTTTAACAATTCTAGTCAGTCAACAAACAATAGTATCTCCATTGTATGCGCCGACTCCACAACAGACAAACGTAGCATGGTCCAATGGAGTAAATGCTAGTGCAGCAATCAATGCATCATGGGCAGCAGTGAGAGAAATTGCTAGAGATAATCCTCCAGTACTTCCAACAATTACGTTGTCTCTAATCGAACCCGAGATTAGTAATACTGTTT